CTGCTCTTTCTTCAAACTGCTGTTTATTTTCAATTCTAGCGTTTCTTACTGAAATGATATTTTCTTGAACAGTTTCAATTGTTCCACTTGAAGAAAACGCTTCTTCTGCTATAGTTGTAGCAGCATTTTGATCATTTGTGTTATTGTTGACAAGTGTAAATGTTTTTGTACCAGACTCAAATCTTGGATGAACATTTAAGTTTGGATTTGGTATGTAAAAACACCCTATTAAAGTTGCGGAAAGATCTGATATTAACCTTAGATTGGAAATCGTTGCTTGCGCTTTGCTAGTGTTTCCAACCAGCACCATTCCAGACTCTACCCATCCACTAAATTCACCTTGAACAGCATTTGCAAGTGAAAATGTATCTACATTTAATACTGTTGAAGTTGATGAATAAGTTGCGGGTAAATCTTGCGAGTTATATGGATTTTGTGGATAAGTTGTCAGTGGAGCATTATATGGACCTTCTTTATGATTTGTTTGGGCGACTCTGAAGGTTATTTTTGCTGAAGTATCCTCAGTTCCTTGACCAATACCTGTTTTTTGAACATATCCGGTGACCGTTTCGCCAACTTGGAAGGTTCCAGATGACATTGTAATTTCAAGAAGTTTTGGAATACAATATTTGGTTACATCTACCCCATCAAAGAAAGCATAAAGTTGCGTTAATGGTTTTACTTTCTTAGAGACAAACTGAACATTCCTAGATCTCATATATGGGATTAAATCCCTACGAACTACTCTATCACCTACTGAAGTGTTATCAAACTGTTCAGTAACTACAGTTCTAGTGCCAGTTCTAGTTTCAATTCCAGTATCTCTTACTTCTCTAAACGTTTCTTCAAAAGTAGTATCAGTTAAGGTTCCCCAAACAGCTATTGCTCCCCCACCAGTTGCTTGTCCAAACTGAGTTCTTGTTCTAGTTGTTTCAATAACATCTTGACCAGTCCAGTTAGTAACCCAAGCGTTCCAAATAGTTGGAGCAAATCCAGTTTGTGGATCTACGTTTAAAGTTCTTGAAGCGTTTGCAATAGTTTCTGCATAGTTTCCTTCAGTATTGATAATCTTTGCTTCGAGACGAACTGTATCTACCCAAGTATCGGATGCTGGGGTGAGTTCTACTGTTCCTTGCCAGAAACTAATAAGGAATGGGGTGACACTCTCAGACCTTGTTGCAAAAGACTGCTTAAGCCATTCAACTTCTGCATAATCTAAAGTAATAATATCACCAGATTTTCTAATGTTTATTCCTTCTATTGGTTCAAATGCCAAATCTGCAGTTGGATCAACTCCAACAACAGGTCCCTCTACCAAATCTATTGAGTTGGTATAGTGTTGTGGTCTTAGTTCTTTATTTCTAGTATCAATACTATTCTTTATCGGCAATCTGTCTTCTTGAGCTAAAACAGAGGTAAAGTTATCTACAAAGAATCCTGACTTAAATCTATTCAAACCATCAGCATCTGGAACAAACAAGTTTGCTGTGTTAGACTCAAGTAGAGATAATGTAGTGTAATATTCAAGATTTTTAATTCTATTCTCAAGTTGTTTAATATCAACCATTCTATATCTCTTGTGATCCAAGAACTCAATAGAAGCTTGAGAAACTGAGTATAAGTATGGTGGGAGAGAAATAGACGCTATCTCTAAAGAATCGTCTACTGATACTGGTTTTTCTGGTCTTTCCGATGGAGTGCCATACTTAACTTGGAATTTTCCATCCTTGGTTAGATAAATTCTATCAATTCTACCCAAATAGAATGAAAATGTAGTAATAAGTGATTCGTCAGATGCTAAGATAGATGTTGAAGAGTTTCCTGTAGAATCAAAAGATCTTCCATAAAATTCCAGAGGAGAACGACTATCTGCAGTTGTTGTATACGAACTAACTCTAGGACGAATATCAATAATATCAGATACTCTCGTATTGTTGATATTTGGAATTTCTAATCCATAATCAAAAGTATTATAAGAATTTACTGTGGTTAGATCGCCATCGTCTGTTGATTCGTAATATCCGCTGCTGAAATATACTTTTAACTTTTTAGTTGGCTCCGAAACACCACTCTTTCTTGTTATATAACCATGGTTATATGAGTTTCCATTTTGCCCATTATTAAATGTATAGTTAAATGATGTATCAAAACTTGGAGTGTCTAAAGTAACTATTTGGGCGTTGATTTTGCTTTCGCTGAAGGTCAATACCTCACCTTCATTAAATACATTTTGATTTTTGTATACGAAAGAAATCTGAGATGCTGTCAGTTTTTCAGCAACTATTGCTATTGCTCCACTGGTAGAACCAACAATCTCTTCTCCAACAATCAACTCGGAAGTAGTAGATGATGGACTTGTGATTGACGCCAAAACAGCTTTAGGTGCAGATGGATCGGATGTATCTGCTGACTCATATATTCCATGTATTTCTACAATATCAGGAACGTTCAATGATATTATCTCATCCTGAACTCTAGTTCCAAATGGATAATTTCCATATACTAATCCGTCGTTTAAAGTTGTTCCACCAATACCAGATCCTTCGTATTTGGAATTGCTGATTAGAATGGAATTTACTCTATTTTTTCTCTTAACTTTAGATTTTGGTTTTATTTTTTGTAGAGTTGCGGTTAAAGTAGCACCAGTATCATTACTACCTAAGTTATAAATCTGTAGCTGGGTTCCGCCAGCGATGAATGCAAATCTATCCGAAGTTAATGTTTCCGTAGTTCCATCAGATCTGATTAAAGAATATCTTTTTTCACTAAATGGTAAAAATGTTTCATTTGTTCCTGCAGTAACATTTGCGGAAAGTTGATTACTAGAAATATTAACTGTGAAAGTTTTACGAATATTTAAAGTGGAATTTGAAATATCTACGTTTGAGATATTATTTTTAGGAAGCTTAGTGTATAAAGTATTATCCGTAGATGATTCTAAATTTGTTCTAAGAACTTTAAAGTCAGTTACGTTCAATGAAGAAGATGGTAAAATCCCACTTGCTATACCACTTACTGGAGTGACTCCGATTATAGAAATATCCGATGACCCAACTCCAGTTACTCTTGCAAAAATTGGATCTGCAGATCTTGAAGTATCAGAATATTGCACTAAATCGTTGATCTTAATAACACCGGGGAAAAACCCATTAGGACTCTTTACTGTGCTGATTCCGCTTGATGATGCACTAACTGTAGCGATTCCAATATTAAATGCTGTCGATTGGATAGTATCTGCACTGAAAGTTGATGCTGCACTTACTAATCCATAGACCGATTTTACATTAGAAACTCCGTAAGATGTTACTGCAATACTGATTAGTCCAGATTCAATCCCATCAAATGAAAGTGACTCATTTGGAATGAAAGTTCCTTTTACATCATATAAAGTTAAAGCAGTCCCTACAGTAACTGCATCCTTCAAGAATGCGGTGGCACCACTATTATTTCCTTTTACATAAGTTGGAACAGAAAAACTAGATGGGTTGTTTAAAGTAATATTTGTAAAAGTTTGGACATCGTATAAAGATACGTGCCATTCGTTTAGATTTTTATTTGATGAGTTGTATGATCCAGATTCTAATCTATAATCATAAACTCTAGCAACACCTATTTCCTTTCCTGCAGCAGTTGCACTTGAACTTCCAACTCTTTCATCTCTCAAACTGAGGACAAAAGTGTTGCCCAAACCAACTCTAGGTGCTCCGTATACTCTGTTTAGTCTTAGGGTTGGACCTGTATTATAAACTACTGATTGGTTTTCTAGAGTTTGTGTTGTTCTTGGTTTATCGACATCCAAGAATGTTGTACTAACAACATCTACTTCATAACCTCTAACAAATGCCTTTCCGGGAGATATCTGATATACTGCAAGATTATCATTTGGAGTTTCTCCACCATAAGTGAACTGACCCCTGTTAAATATTCCTCTATTTCCTCTATTATTATTGAGAGAATCTTTTGTTGTTATTTCAAAAGGAGATACTACATAATCTCCAGATTCTGCGTATGTTCTTCTCGCAAGTTCGTCGGTTAATGAGTTATATGCACTTGGTAAAGTTTTTGTTCTTAGAACACCGTTTACTACAGTTGCCAACTCCACAAAGTTGGTATCATCAAAATCTGTTAAACTTTTTTTGAATAAAAATACTGATATTTTTAATCTATCAGCTCCAGGAGCAGCATAATTATTGTTTCCTTGTGAGTTATCATTTAAACTTTCATCAATATCTGATGTAACTATTTGCTCGTCAATATAGAGTCCAATTCTGTAGTTTGGTCTACTCGTATATTGATCTAGGATGAGTGTTTCCGTATTTACATTTACGAACTGACCACGAATAAAGTAAATACCTTCAGAAATGTTAAATGAAGATCCAACAGCAGCGGCATTATTCGCAATGGTGGTAGCAAAACCTTCGCCAGAAGCAATCGCAGTATTTCCTAGTAATCCTGATGTTATGGTTATATTTGAAGTTAAAACTTCTCCATCAGAAAACTGCTGTGTCGAATTATTTTGAGTGCTTGAAGTTAAATAATTGATATAAAGTGTGAGATTACCTCTCTCCGAGTCTTGTGGCAAAAGAACTTTATCGACTACTGCCGTGACTCCAGAACTTTTTCCAGTAATTTTTGCACCGACAAGTTGTTCTGCATAAGCAGCAACTGGAACGCCTAGATATGTATTTTCTAGTTGTATAGCATAATATAATGCATTATATCCAGTATTTCCTGGGATTACCTTAGCACCTTCTTTAAAAAAGTGCTGACCAAATTTTTCAATTTGGTTTTGTAGGATTGATTGTAATGTTGTTAATTCTCTAGCTTGAACTGGATATCCAGGTTTGAAAAGAACTCTGTAATAATCATTATCTGGATTAAAGTCATCAAAATATGGTGCTACATTGAGATTAGTTTGCTGAGACATAATTCCTTAGAACTGCAAAATGACTTTAATATCTTCTTTTTGATTTGATGACCTTGTAATAGATGGTCTATTATCAACGTAAATAATGTTGCCCGAATGTTTTTTTACCTCTGGTGAAGAAACTCCATTGGTAAAAGTTTGACCAAGATAGTATGTCCTATTATTTATTACTGTAGATATACCACTAAATGCGGTATCTATTGATAGACTTACTGACCCACCAACAATAGAAACTGATCCACCCGATCCTGGAGTACTTGTAAACTCAGTCAGATCAAATCCATAAGATGGTTGTGTTTGTGCCACTCCTACAGTATTGAATCCAGATAAGGATCTATCCTGCCAGTATTTTAACACTCCGGTGGTTTGATTATAACTAATAACCCTACCAACTGCGGTTGTTCCTGTTGATACTGTTTGCGTTACATAAGAGTCAGAAGTAAAACTTGCCGAACTATATCCAATTCCAGTAAGTCTAAGAGCGTTTACTGCACTTGCTCTTTCAGCAGTCAATAAAGTACCTGTGGTTACCTCTGGATTTTCTACGACTCCAACTCTTGCGATATGATTGCCAGTAATAAAGTCTGGGTTCTCATTATTATTTTCTATTCTAGAATATAAAAGAACATTATAAGCACCAAGTTCTCTATAGATATCGTATCCGTGTCCTCCTTTAGGAGAAATTATTACATCAAATGCAGGTCTAGTTGTTCCAGTTGGAACATTACCTAAAGCAAGATCGACATTGGCATAAGTATATCCAAATCCTTGATTAGAAACCGTTACAGATTCTACTTGACTATCGTTGTTAATAACTATTGTACACTCTGCTCCAGTTCCATCTCCTCTAATGGGAACTCTTGTGTAGGTTCTATTTGCAGTTCCTAATCCAACTCCTCTATTGGTTACTGTTACTATTTTTATCGACCCATCAACAGCATTTCCTCTCACTGCTGCATTATCTGCAGAAGTTGCCCAATCGGATGGGACGGGAATAAAATCAGTGGATTCAAATTTTACGACATCTGAAGGTCTGATTGTATACAGATATTTCCAAACATACCCATCACCACTAGATCCTGCTGCTCTTGGTTCTAAATCTGTAAATGTAGGTTCATCTAAAGATGGTTTTCCATTGGGAGTTTCTGGTGTAGTTCCATTCTGCAAACAAATATAAACCCTATATTCACTGTTCATTACAAAATAGAATGAAGAATATAAGTTTGTTGCTCCAGAAACTTTAGCAACATTTGTTCTACTATAATCGTGGCGATACATGTCATATGTATTGCCAGATGACCAAACCCTTTTTGGAACTACTTGTCTAATATCAGAAGAAGTAATCTTCTTCAAAGCAACCATACTATCCCAATAATCATTCTCCTGATCAAAATTATCTTTTGGTGCAGGGGGATTTTCATCCCAATCTGACTGATAATCGGTCGGATTGGGAAGTCCAATGAAAGAATAATATGAATTAGAAGAATTAGCTACGCCAGCAACAAAATTCTTTGCGTTTAATATTCTAATCTGATCAGTTATAATTGCGGACATTTTTGAGTTTTTTATCTATTTATGGGATGTAATTAAAATACTTCAGAGACTTTGATCTCCTGACCAGTGTTCCTGTCGATATTCCTGCATATGCTGATCTGGTATATGCATTGAAAGAATTTTGAGCAGATCTGGAATCCAGATCAATTCTTCCCCAACTATAGTTACCGAAGAATGAACTGTGTCCAAGTCCAGTTAAACTATTGTAACCAGAAACGCTAACAGTAACTCTAGCAACATAGGTAATGCCAAGTCCTGGAGCACCTGTTTGTGCTATGGAAACTGCAGCAACTCTATAGATATTATCTAAACAAGTTGATCCAATACCTATGATTTGATTACTTTCATCAAGTGAAGTGACTCCCAAACCAATATTTGTATTGTAAACCGCAAAATAATCTCCTGTTGTTATTCCACTGATGGTTGTTACTCCAGTTATTGAAGCATTCCTTAGGAAAGAATCTTTTTCAATGGCAAGATCGAAAACAATACCTGTTACTGCGACTCCAACAGAAGTTGTCGAAATTCCAACTATATTACCAAAGTCTCCTTTATATTGAGAAACAGTATTTGTTTCTGTCAAAGATTTTGGTGGTTCAATAAAGACTATTGGAGGATTTTCTTGAGAATAACTAGTTCCCATTCCAGTAATGGAGATTGAAGTCACTATTCCTGCCGAAGAAATAGTAGCAATGCCAGAAGCTCTATAAGTTGTTCCTAATCCAACTGGATTTTCAAATATTACTGTTGGTGCAGAAGAATATCCAAAACCACCATCACTAATAACTACTGAAGTTATCGTTCCTGCGGTGGAGACTACTGCAGTTGCTGCTGCTGAAGTCTTAGTGTCTTGAGAGATAAATGTAATCTCTTTTTGGAAAGTTAAACTTGTGCTACTCTCATTGATTTGATTGAAGAATGGTCTTAGGTTATCAACATAAACAATAGTAGATCCAATACCAACAGTTTTTGTCAGATATGCAACAGGATTTATAACTGGTTCATACAACATTCTATCCTTAGATACTTCTTTTTCATCAATG